GTGTTATTCCCTTAAGAACAGTTCTAGTCACACGTGCTTGCTCATATAGCCACAGCTTGGAACCGATCTCAAAGTTTGGAGTACTTTCATTTCCTATCCACCCACGACGCATATGAGATGTTAGCACCTCAGCTTCATTCGCTCTGCGCTCTCCAAATATACTAACCAAGATAGCAGTATCAAAGAAGTCTTGTGATCTAATGTCTCCATCATCACCTATCTCAATATCATAGAGACCACCCTCAAGAATTTGTAGCTGTGCGTCGATTCCAACAGTCATCTATTCACCTTTCAAAACAGTAGTAGTGTCGGTTCCAACTGCTGCTGGAGTGGTGTTCGGTACTCCAGTCTGACCGTCTGGGTGGGAGTGTCTGTGTAAATTGAACAAAGCCAGAAACGCTTCGTTGCACAGAAACGAAGTAGCACCTCCATCGCTTCCTTCCACGAAAGTCCCAATCAGATCCACGAGAGTGTTACCATCAATCTCAACGGTGCCTGTACCGGTGATAGTAGTCTTGCCGATGGAATCAACATTGACTGCCGCACCGGCATTGATGTCAATCTCACCCGTTGAGTTGATTTGTGTTATTCCGGCAGTGGTTAGCGTAGCATTGATGGCAGTAATATCTACATTCGCAGATGCCAGAACGCTTACATCCCCAGCTACTGCGGTAACATTCACCCCACCAGAAGCTTGAACATCAATATTCCCATCTAGCTTTAAGTGAACAAAGGATTGGGTGATTGGATGGTAGAGTAACACCTCACCAGCTAGCAGCGGAGTTGGAAGCAACGTACCATTTCTTTCCTTTGGGCTGCCAGGGAATATGACTCTGTTCTCAGGATCACCATTCACAGAGAACATCAACCCAAGAGCATCAACGCTTGGGTTAGCATGGTAACCATACGGGTACCAAGCAGTCGCATCAGCTACCTTGCCCATGTAAGTAATTTTGTGAATCGGAAAATCTCCAGTATCACCACTCCACAAAGCAACAACCGCCCATCGCACAATACTCTTTAGCATGTTGACTATCATGTCAGGCCAACTCCAACTTTGTCAGTAGTAGGCTCTTCCAATTCCAAAGTATAAGCATTCTTATCCACCAAAGACAAAGTTGTTTCTCTACCATCCGCATTGTTAGTGAACTGAACGGAGTTAATAAGCATCCTAGAATTTATGCCAGCATAGTCGTCATTGACTGTAACTATTTCATTGACGTTCCACAAGTTACCAGTTTGGTTTCTAAATCCCGCAACCGTTGCTGAGTAAACTCTGCTACGTGCTTTGCGAATGTTCATCTCCCACTTTGCTCTATCAACAGGATCAGCAACTGCGTTCTCAGAGAGCAAGGCAAACTGTCTACCAGGATCTATATCAGTATCAGTTACTACACCCACTTGGTGTGTGATACTTTCATTCGTCGATACTATTGCGGAATTTATAGTGATTGGGTTTAGCTGCCCAATAATATTATAACGGTTGAAGCGTCCGGTGTTATCGTAGCTAACAGCATACGTCAACACATTGTTGGTGTTATCATTCACTAAATTCTGTAACGTAGCAGGAATCACAAGTCCAGATGATCGAGTTATGACTACATTGCCGTAAGCATCTGATGTTAGCAGCACTTGACGCTTTCTCGCTAAGCCTTCAATGAAGTCCCAAACGTCTTGCCCAGGTTCTGGAGCAGCCAAGTCTTGTACACTATCAAAGCTTGGTGCTCCAGATAGATCAATGACGGCTATGGTACTGCCGATATGTAGAATAACAAGTTGAATGATAGCTTGGAGCGTCATTGGCGCGCGAATATCAGACAAGGAAGCAATCTTGGAGTCTACCAAGTCTCCAGTCTTGTCTCTTCCATCGATGCTAATAGTGTGCGATCCACTATCTCCATCTACATTAACAACTTCAATGCTTCCTGTAAGAATCCGCTCACCATCAGCAAGGATACTACACGATTCACCGCCACGGAATGGCAGCGGCTTTCCATCCTGGGCTGTAGCTACAAAATGAAACACGTTACTAAGAGCATCGAGCTTCAGGGAAGCGTTGGCCGTCGTCCACCCAGAGTATTCAATTCCATTCACTTCGATGATCATGCTGTAAAGATCCTAATGTCACCTTGGTGGTATGCTAGATCGTACAAGTCATTAAGCTCAGCGATTGCTTCCCCATCAGTAGACTCACCATAGTAATTAAAGGCAAGCAATCTAGTTGACATCGGATTAGTTTGTACTGTAATTATATTGCTAGCACTCAACTTCTTGTCGCTAAAGAATCCTGTTGCGGTTGTACGCAACTCGGTCAAAGAATCAATAAGCTCAATCTGAATATCTTCACTCAAGAATAGTTTTTGATACTGTGCTTCCAAATCTGCTTCAACTTCATTGATTGATTCTACAGTTCTGTAATCAATCTCAGAAGCGCTCAAGTAACTATGACTCAGCGCAGTAGCTTGAACTGTAGTATTAAACACATCGTTGTTATTTTTACGTTCAACAGCTATGAACGTTGAGTAAGGCAGATCAATATCATCATCCCCAAAATCATACAGATTCTGAAATGCCGACAATGTTTGCTCAGGGGCAGCATACAAGTTTGCTATGCCATTCATTACTCCAGTAATACTTTCTGCCAAGGTAGCCGGATTGCTAACCAAAGTGACGATGTTACTACTGAAATTGCTAACTGTCCTTGCTTGGGAATCAATTTCATCAGACAGTGCGGCAATCGGACTGGTAGCATTATTGACAGCGTCCACAAAGCTGTTTGCTTTATCCACACCTGCTTGGAAGTTGCCAGTTGCGTTAGTAGCAATCGACCAAATCTCTCCAAACAAACTTTGAGCCACAGTAATTACAGAGAGGTTTCCAGTAGAGACACCAGTCAGAACGAATGGGTTAGCGGCAGGAATTCCATCAGTGTTAGATACTTCAAAGGTGATAGTAATATCAGCCGCACCTAGTTTTGTAACATCCTCATTCAAAGTGAACGTGCGGCAAACTATATCTTCAAGCCTACCATACCACGGGTGGATGAGGATGCCAGTACCACCAGTTTCCAAAGCATCAATCAACTGATCACGTGCTTGAAGATATGGCGTTATGATCGTACCAGTAATGGCACGTCGATCTGAAATGATTCCATTGACTGTGAAGATCCTCTGCTTGAGTCCTAGATCCTCAATGATTTGTAGATCTGAGTTAACAAATTCTTTCTTAGCATCCTTACGTCCACCAGCAATTTCAGAAGTACCGATGTAAAAAGTTGCGCCACGATATGAAGCTTCATGTAGTTCATCAACTCTCAAGTTGCACCTGCCATATTCTCAGCCACCTTCAGGCCGACCTTTCCACCGGTTGACTTACTCTTAACATCAGTAACAGTACCCTTGGCTGAGTTCACAGTCAGACTACCTTCAAATGTATTCTTGTTCGTCATTTCAGCATTGCCATTGAGCTCAAGAGCATCATCACTTCCACCAAAGCCAAGGATTTTCTTAAACCATTTACCAGTTTCAGCGAAACCATATCGGACTGATTCAAATTTCATAGCAAGAGTGACTAGCAAAGCAACAACCGCAGCGATCAAGATAGGCAAGCCACCCAAGGCCATAGCAAATCCACCAATCACAGCTAGTCCTGGCCCAAGAACGGTTATGATACCGGCAATTCCAAGTGCCAATGGAACGAATATAGCAATCGCAGCTACCGCATATGCTAGCAACTTCTTGTTAGCATCGGACCAGGTGTTGAAGTAATCAATCACCACTCTAATTATTCCGACCATCTTCAAAAAGATAGGTGCCAGATGTGACCCAATAGTTATGAACAAAGCAACCAAGTTACCCTTCAGCAAAGCAGATGCTCGGTTGAATGTTTCCATTTGTTTTTGGAAAGCTGGGCTGAGTTGATCCTCATTCATTGACTCTACAATCTCTTGGATGCGCGCTATCTGATCAGCACCAAGAGATGAAACACCAGTCAATGCTCGAATGTTAGGTATCAACTCCGCAATTAGATCAGGTTGCTTTTCAGACACCTCAGCGATTTTTGCTAAAGTCTTAGCAAGTCCAGCACCACGAACCGCAGTAACTCCAAATGGAATACCAAGTTCAGTAAACAGCTTCTTAGCAGAGCCAACAGGACGTTGTAGTGCACTCAAGACACCCTTCAAGGATGTGGTTGCTTCTTCTGTAGATAGACCGCCTTGA